AGGCCGGGACATGATTACCTTGCTTACCTGCCATCCCTATGCTTCCGGTGGCAAACAGCGATTCCTCGTTTTCTGTGACCGAGTAACCGAAGAAGGAGGAACTTATGAGTACAACTGAAAAGCGCATGCTGGGCGACTACGAAATTATCCACTCTCTCTACATCGGAGATCGTGAAATTGTAGTAGGCGATAACCCTAACGCCCCAAAAGATGAACGGTACATTTGTATGAATTTGCAGCACTTGGATGTGTTTCTAAAGCCGGAAGTGGCAGTTGTCAGCGATGACTTCACAGAAATCATCCAGGAGTACGGCAATCGACTGGCAGCGCAGGCGGAGAAAACCCGTCCTTTAGTTATGAAACCGAAGATCCAGGGTATTGATACCCGTGTCTTGACAGAAAAAGATTGCCACCGCATTAACAGCAGTGACAACATCCACGGCAAGATCATTGTTATCAAGCCGACTGCTTTGCGGCGTGAGTACCAGATGTGTACCAACCAAATTATGCTATGTACCGGTGGCTTCGGTGCATCCCCCAACAGCAGAGGCAATGCATGCTACTGTGTCGATCTGTACACCGGAGAGAAGTGCCGACAGGAACGCCCGGATGTAATGGGCACCTTGGAGCGCAGTCAGCTTCCCCAGTGGGCAGAACTCACCTTAATCCAGCATGAGCAGAAAATGCGTAAAGAAAGGGGCGAATCGCGGTAATGGAAATGACTGTTAGACCCTTAACAATGCAGGAAATCAGCTATTGCTATGCCCAAAGTCAGCAGCTCACTATGCAGACCGGCAGCATTGGCTACCTCCGTGCCGACTTTGACAGCAACGGAAAGAACTTCTACTCCACATGGTTCGACCACCGCAGGGAACTGAAAAGCGATGCATTCACGGCAGAGTTTGATGATGTTATCAATGCTCTGCGGGACAACCCAGATTACGGCGGCTTGCTGAAAAGCCGCAGTGATATGACCGCATATTGCCGTGATAATGCCTTGGCATTCCAAGGCAGCTATACCACAGAGTACGGTGTCCGTGTGGATACCGACCACTACTCTTATCTTCTGCGGATGAACCCCACCAAGGGCGACTACAACCTGTATTGTTGCTGCTTTGTCAAGCAATGGCTTGACCGGCATTTGACACATGCGCAGCGAGGTATTCGCTTCATTACCCCGGATTATAAGGAGAAATTCCGGATTGCCGATGGCGATAAAATCCGAATTATTCGCTCCGATGGTGAAAAGAATGACCGGGTGTGCCGCTACATTGACGAAACCCACTTTGAACTGGGCGAAGGCAGTATGGGACTATTCCACATCTGCGAGTTTGCGGAGAAGATGGAAGAATCCAAGGCGCAGACCGTCATTCCCCTCCGGGCATCACTTCCGGACAAATGCTTCAGCTATCTGCTAGGAACCGGCGAAATAATCGTCATTACAAAGGGCGAAAAGGGATACACCCCCACCGCCAGATATGGCGATGGGGTTACACCCCGTGAAGCTGTGAACGCAGCCAATGAAGCGATGGGTGTAACCAGGGCACAGGAAGAAGCCATGGTTGCCGGTTCGATGTTTGGTTGGGACAAGCCCAGTGCAGACCCCAAGAACTACAATGAGAACGGAGAACCCATCCGACCACAGAAGCGGGATCGAGGTGATGCGCGGTGAAATACTCCTTTGATGTAAAAGAGATCAACTACGGCACCATTGTGGTGGATGCCAAGACCCCGGAGGAAGCGAAAGCAAAGGCAGATGCCGCCTATACTTTGGGTAATACCATTTGGCAATCCGGAGAATATGAATTCTCCAATATGAAGCGAGTCCCGGATCGGAGTCGTGATGCCCGATGAATGACCCGAAATTCGTTGCTTCCTGCAGCGGTGGAAAGGACAGTGTTGCTACTCTCATACTGGCAGCTGAGAATAATGAACCTCTGGACGAGGCGATTTTCAGCGAAGTGATGTTCGATAAGACCACCAGCGGCGAAGTCCCGGAACATCGGGACTTCGTTTATGATATTCTCAAACCCTTCTGCGAAAAGGAAATGGGCATCAAGTTCAATATCCTACACGCGGAAAAAACCTACGATGATGTGTTCCACCACATCATTGTCCGTGGTCCGCACAAGGGTATGGTGCGTGGTTTCGCTTGGCCCGGTATGTGTGCAGTTAACCGGGATTGCAAGATCCCACCCATAGAGAAATACAAGAAAAGCCTGTCGCCCAATGCCACTACCTATGTGGGTATTGCGTTGGACGAGCCGGTTCGCTTGGCAAGGTTGGAGGGCACGGGAAAGGTCAGCTTGTTGGAGAAATACAAACTGACTGAGAAAGATGCAACCGCACTCTGCATCCAATACGGATTGCTTTCACCAATCTACGATCACTGCCGCAGAAATGGCTGTTGGTTCTGTCCCAATGCCAGTGATGCTGAACTGCTGCACATGATAATTAACCATCCGGAGTTGTTTGACCGGCTCATCCAATGGGAACAGGAAGATAACATCTTCCACCGGCGACTAACCCGCAGAGAAACCCCATCCCAGATCAAGGCCCGTTTACTGGCGGCTAATCGGATGGGGATTTCTATTTCATAAAGGAGGACAATATGGACACAAGAGAAGTGAATATCATTCTCCGCAAAAAGGCACGGACAGAACTCACAATACTGCGCAAGCAGTTGCTTGCCCAGAGTCCGCAGGCGGTTTTGGACCGTGCCTATGAGTATGCTACCAAGTCTGATATGGTATCGCTCATAAATGAAACCGAGTTTTCTGCAAAACAAGCCAGTGCATTGCTGCGCAGGCCAAGACTGCTGGACAGCTTGTTCAAGGAATACGGCAACCATTCCAGTAATTCCATGGATGTGCTGGTGTCTTTTATGATGGACAAGGCTGACGAGTATGCGGATGCCGGTCAGAACAAGGCTGTACGGAACGCCGGTGTGAGGTGAGAAGTATGCGTTTTGGAGCAAATGCAAAAGAACACCGCTTTGATACTGTGACAGTGTTTGGTCATCCCATGCTGTTCACTACGGCACATATAGACCACAACACCATCCCAAGGGGTGTCCATCTGTATGCCGTGCGCCATCATAGCGAAGATCCGGAGAAACCCATCCAAGTATGCGCCTGGGCACTTGCCAACCGGTATGGTTCGCTGCTGACCACTACCCCCGTCCAGCTACAGCGCCATCCCAAATATGATAACAGCTTTAGGGACATTGATCCGGAAAAAGACTGGGAACAGAATGGTTATTCCGTGAAACTCAGCGAATATCTGGAACACTATCCCATCCAAAAGACAGCAAAGTCCAAAGGACAGGAAAGATAGGGTGATTTGATATGGATGATAAAAGTCATGTGATTTGGTCCAATCAAAATCTTGATCTGGATGACTGGCGGGACGATTTGCTGGAAGATCACCCGGAATTAAGTGAGGACGAGCTGTATGCTTTGATGTGCGAAACCAACGACCAGTATTTGGACGATGAGCGCAAAAATCTGGATATTCAGATGCCGGGAGCAATCTTAATGATTGCCGATATAGGCCGCTGGAATGGGCGTTTCCCCGGATACCAGGAGATCAAAAGCGGTAACATCAAGGATTGTCTGCATACCAGTCTGGATTATGCCACCTTCTTCGTAGACAAACTGGGAGATCTGCGCTGTGATGCTGTTCACCACGATGGCACCAACCATTATCTCTACCGCACCTATAAACGGGGTGTGTCAGATGCTCAAATTGAACGCCTGCAAGGAAAAATTCTGGATGGCACAGCTACCAGAAGGGATATTACAAGAATTACTAACCGCTTGGGTGACTCTATAGGAAAGGTCTATGGTTGGTCTTTCCCAAGAGAACCCAGAGATCACGAAAGATAAGGAGAATGCCAATGGATAAAAGAACCGCAATTTGCGAATACCTGAGAAAACACCACACAGGAAAAGGAAAGGCCGTCTACAGTCGTGAACTGCAGCGGCTTTTTTGCATTGATGGGCGAAATCTGCGCCGTAAGATCAGCAGTCTGCGGAAAGATGGGTTCCCTATCTGCAGTGATGAAACCGGCTATTACTATGCGGATAATCAGAAGGAAATCAATGCGACGGTCTGCCGCATGAATGAACTGGTCACGACCATTTCCAATGCCCGGACCGGCCTGTTGTTTGCCTCTGTGCTTCCGGACCGGGGTGTGACTGTGGAAGTCAAAATCAAGCTGGACTGAAGGTGCTGTTATGGAAGATAAGAGAATTGCGAGGGTATTTCCCCGCAAAACAAAGGCGACACCGGACGATGCACAGGCTTTTACCGGCCTCCCGCCCGAAGACGGGATAGCAGATATTGACGAGGTTCATGTATCCGTGGCATTCACCTATGATCTGCCGAAAGCAGAAATGCTGGCGCAGGCTTGGCACAGTCTGGGTGTGCCGGTTCTTGTGGGAGGCCCAGCCTTTAACCATCCGGGCGGCGACTTCATACCCGGCATGTATCTGAAAAAGGGGTATGTCATTACCTCCAGAGGATGCCCTAACCGGTGCTGGTTCTGTTCCGTCCCGCTAAGAGAGGGCGGTGTACTGAGGGAACTTCCTATCACACAGGGACATATCGTGTTGGACGATAATCTGCTTGCCTGTTCCGAGCAGCACATCCGTGATGTGTTTGACATGCTGAAAGGGCAGGAAGAAAAGCCTGTGTTTACCGGAGGCTTGGAAGCAAAGCTGCTTCTGCCGTGGCATGTAGATCTGCTGCGAGAAACCAAAACCAAGCGAATGTACTTTGCCTACGACACCCCGGATGATTATGAGCCGCTTGTCGCCGCAGGAAAGCTTCTGCGTGAGGGCGGCATTTCCCAAGCATCCCACCGTGCAGCATGTTATGTTCTTATTGGCTATCCCGGCGATACCATGGAAAAGGCAGAAAAGCGGTTGCTGGATACATGGGCGGCAGGATTTGTTCCCTTTGCCATGCTGTACCGGGATAAGGATGGGCAGACAAATCCCGACTGGCGCAAATTCCAACGGGTATGGGTTCGCCCGGAAATCATCTGTTCCAGACTGAAAACCGGCGAAATTCAAGCTAACTACAACTAACCACGATTTGTTAGGAGGTGCGAAATGCCCAGTAAATTGCAAATCATAAAAGAAATGGCGGCGCGGGAGGCGCTGAGCATAACCTCCAACACCGAAAGGTTTATGGCCTTCCTGTACACCGCCGCAAACAACTACAAGTACGACTTCAAGGAGCAGCTGCTGATTCATGCACAGAAACCGGATGCAACCGCCTGTGCGGAGATCGACACATGGAACAAGCTGGGTAGATGGGTAAATGCTGGCACCAGAGGTATCGCCCTTTTGGTGGATCGGGATGTGCCCTATAAGCTGCGCTATGTGTTCGATCTGTCTGATACCAACAGCAGAGCAGGCCGGGAAGTGAGTCTCTGGCAGCTGCAGGATCGCTACCTGGATGATGTGAAAGAGGCGCTGAGTAACAGCTTCGGTGAAGCAACAGACACCGGCGACTTCCGAAGCTTCCTCATGCAGATTGCGGAGTATGCAGTCAATGATAATCTGGACGATTATGTTGCTACCTTAACTGCGGTAAAGGGCAACAGCCTTTTGGAAGAACTGGACGAGCTGAACACGAAGCAATGGCTCCGTGATACCTTGGTTAACAGTGTGGGTTATATGCTGATGACCCGATGCGGACTGGATGCAGATGAACTCTACACTTTTGAGGACTTTGCCCATGTGCTGGACTTTAATACCCATGAAACCATTGGTGTCCTTGGCGTTGCCGCCAGCGATATTTCTGAAATGGTGCTGCGTGAGATTGAAGTTACAGTCCGTGCTATCCAGCGGGAAGAAAGAAACAACGCTCGTACATTTGCCAACAGAGAAGAAAATCGCTATCATGAAGGCAGAAAAAAACAAACCGAAAGGAGAACAGACCATGAAACTGACTTATACAACGCAGGGCGACTATCTGCTCCCGAATCTGGAAGTACCGGAGGCCCCGAAGGTGGGCAAGTATGGAATGCTGCGGCGCAGCTTCCTGCGGAATCATCGGAAGGCACTGTACACCGGGATGATGCTGGCGGACAAGCTGAACACACATCTGGAGGAAGTGGACCGGCAGGCCAACGAGATGCTGGAGAAGCTGATGCAGAAGTTGT